CCCTGCACTAACAACAGTGGGCGGCGATGCGAGTATACATAAAGGAGCTAGTGTCCCTGCACTAGCAACAGTGGGTGGCGATGCGGATATATTTGAAGGAGCTAGTGCGCCTGCACTAACAACAGTGGGCGGCGATGCGTTTATACATGGAAGAGCTAGTGCGCCTGCGCTAACAACAGTGGGCGGCTATGCAAGTATAAATGAAGGAGCTAGTGCCCCTAATATAAAGAGGAAGAACATAGGCAAAGAGGCAGCACTTAAGGGTACTCCATTAGATCCAAATAAGGCTACGGATAAACTGGTTTACAGTAAGGCTAAAAAAGATACCACACTAGATGAGGAGATCCCATACGACGAGAAACCAGAAGTTAATATGGAGATGCCTAAGTCTAACAAGTCTATAGAAGATAGGATATTTGACACCCCCAATATGCCCGAGGGGATTAAGAGTGCCCTATTTAATACCGTAGTTAACATTAAAGACTGGGGCACTAGGACTGGATATGCTTTAGCCTTTGGTCGTGACTTAGCAGACATGATAGGCGACATAATACCTTCGGCTAGAGACTACTTCAAAATGATGGAAGCCAAAGAAGCAGTTCGTACTCACTACGAGGGGGAAATAGACACAATCACCTCCCGTGCCTACCAAGTTAAAGATTTAGACAAACTACAATCGTTCTTACAAGAATCTACTACTAGCCAGAAGTGGGGGTTTGTTGACCCTGAGTGGACTGGTGCTGCTGTAGTAGACCCAGACATGGAAGCGAAGTTTAACGAACTAACCCCCGAGGCTCAGCAAGTAGCGAAGGATATATTTAAGCATGGTAGTGAGTCTAGAAAGGAGAGGCAGCGGCTAGTTACTGAGGAGACAGAGGCTGCGTTTAAGCAAGAGCTTGAAGGTGCGTCCAAAAAAGAAGCTGCGGAGATTAATGCACGGCGGGCCAATATCATTAACATGTACTCAGGGGGTGAGCTGCAGGGGCCATATGCTCCATTAGCGCGGTTCGGTAATTTCGTTACTATAGCTAAGTCTAAAGAGTACGTAGAGCATGAGCGTAATGCCTCGCCAGAAGATTACGAGTGGCTAAGAAACCATAGGGGTGACGTAGAACATTACATCGTTGAGTTCTCTGATAGTCTTGGCAAAGCAACGTACAGAGCTAAATCAATGGAGCAAGAGCTAAGCAAGAAATACCCCAATGCTGGGTGGAGCACAGAAGCCTCTGCTAGACAAACCCAAGCTAAAGGAGTTACTGAAGCCCCGTGGAGTGCGTTCCGTAGATTAAAGACTATGATTAATGCGGAAGCGTCTATGGGTGGTAAGTACGCACTAGACCAAAAAGACGCATCGAAGGCTAGAAAACATATAGACCAGCTACTAACAGACTTGTATCTAACTACACTAGCGGAGACTTCAGCCCGTAAGCATGATCTAAAACGGGAGAATGTTGCAGGTGCTTCTAAGGACATGATCCGAGCATTTGTATCTAAGGGTAGAGCAGATGCACACTTTATTGCCGCCCTAAAGAGCAACGGTGGGATTACTGATGTAATACAGAAGATGCGGGATGAATCAAAGAAGGAGGGAGGTAGTAGGGCTGCAAAGATACGTGCGCTGAACGAGATACTTATCCGCCACTCACTAGGCATGCAGTATATTGAGACCCCGATACAAGATAAGTTAATGCAGTTCAACTCTATCTGGACCCTGCTAACTAAGCCCGCTTATTACTTCCAGAATTTAACTCAACCTTGGATGATGTCAGTGCCTGTTATGGGTAGGCATGAAGGGGTTGGAGAGATTAAGGCAGTTAAGGCTTTAACGGAAGCGTATGGTCAGCTTGCGCCTGCGTTTGGCGAAGAAGGATTCCTTAGAGGATTTGCTTCCGGCAAGTTTGATATTGAGTCCCTTCCGATAACGCGAGAAGAAAAGGACATGCTTAAGAGGCTCAAAGATCAAGGTATTCTAGACGTAGGTATTTCTAGAGACTTAGGGTACTGGGAATCACGCGGTGGTATGACTGGTCCAATAGTTGAAGCCATGCACAAGATGAATACATGGGTGCGGCAAGTAGAAACAATCAACCGGGTTACCACTGCATTAGCTTCATATAGGTTAGTAGGCGGTGGGCCAAATGGTGAAATTGAAGCATCCCATGTTATCAATACTACACATGGTAATTACTCTGCTACTAACGCCCCAAGACTTTGGTCTATGGTTCCAAAGGGTGCAGGTAACCTAATATTGCAGTTCCGTAAGTTCCAGTTCATCCAAGCGTCCTTGATTATACGTTTGGCAACTACCTCGATGATTGGTAAAAATGCGGTGCAAAAAGCCGCTGCAAGAAGAGCCCTTGCATGGACTCTAGCTCACTACGGGGTTATGACTGGTGTACAAGGTCTACCCGCTATGGCGGTGATAGGCTACTTAGCCGCCGCTGCACTTGGTGAAGATGATGAGCCAGTTAATGCTGAACGGTGGTTTACCGAGAATGTAGCAGGCGGGAATAAAGAAATAGCCAAGCTGTTATGGCATGGCGCTCCGTCATTAGTAGAGTTAGACCTAACAGGTATGCTGGGTGCCCAGAACATGCTGAGCATACTACCCTTTACAGATGTTAACCTAGCCGAGAGGGGTGGATACGAAGCTGCTATTCTAGGGTTAATGGGTTCGTTCATAGGCGGTACTGTTAACAATGGTGTAGAAGGTGTTAACTTGATGATGAAGGGTGACTACTACAAGGGCCTCGAGAAGATGCTCCCATCAGGATTCTCTAAGGCTGCACAGTCATACCGCCTATCCTCAGAAGGATACACTAACAGCAAGGGTGATTTACTGATGGGCCCTGAAGAGTTTACTGGTCTTATAGTACTAGCACAGTCATTAGGGTTGCGTACTGGAAAGGTAGCTGACATACAGAAACGCACTGGTCAAGTAATTGAGTTCGATAGGTACTACAAGAGTCGCACTTCAGAGATTACCCATCGCTACACTAAAGCATATAAGGATGGCGACTCAGAAGAAATGTATAGGCTTAGGGATGAGTTTAGGGCGTTGCAAGATTCAAAGAGACGGAACGGGATCAAGCCACAACCTATTACTAACCTGACACAAGCAGTTAAAGAGCAGCGCAAACGGGAGAGAGGCACGGTAGAAGGTGTGCAAACTACTAAGGCTACCCGTAGGTTTGTAATTGAAGGCGCAGAGGACTAAGAAAAAACCCCCCGGTGTTTAGTCGGGGGGCAAAGGGCACTACCAAGATTTGTAGTATATCACATTCTCCATATTCTTAAACCTCTTATACCGTTTTCAATAACCACTTTTGTTAGCACCTTTATCTTCAACCTATTCGTAGTACCGAGTAGTTCTAGCTTAGCATTAGCGCAATTTAGGCAAGGGATAAAGATCGAATACCCCCTCCTAAACTTCTTCCACTTAACGTCATAGCTAACTCTGTCCACCAACATCTTCAACCTCAGCAGGAACTAAACCCTCTAAACCTATGAAATCAGGGTTGTCACAGTTAAGTACTATGCAGTTTACCCCCGGGGCTACTACTTTCATACCCTTAGATAGCCGCTTAGTTTCAGAACCTACTATTATCCCGTTCTTTTTCAACTGGCTATACGTTTCTTTATAGTTAATCTGTAGCTTTACACAGTCGTTTTTGAAGCTCTTAGTAGCTATAAACATTCTCTTAGAGTCTGGCTCATACCGTACAAGCAATTCCCCCTTAGGCTCAAGCACAGGAAACGAAGGTAGTTTAGATCTAAGATCTATACTGTTGTTTACCACTAGGATGTTTTGCATATGGCGGTTAATGTAGTCAGCTACAACCAATACCGCGTTATCTGTTTGTGGTGCTACATCCCCCCGCATATTCAACAGCATTGCGGTTGATTCTCTGTATATTGCCCTCATATCCCAATCTAGTAGCTCAAGTTTCTTAGCAATCAAACCACCTGTTATGTTAGCGGCTAGGGCTGCTGACCAAATACGCTCCCGTTGTGATAGCTTAAGTTCGTGGTCTATCTTTGCCTGTATACTAATCGTAGTATCCCTAGCTTCCTCTAAATTGTTAACAAGCCACTCAGCGTATATTTCTCCAGCGTGCCCGTAGTTCTCGTTTAGCTGGTGGTCAAACATCTGCTTGGCGTAGGCTTTATCTAAAGTATCAGTGAAGTCTATCTTATACTCTATCAGCCGCATCATTTCACCATCGGCGCTGTTCTTTACCGAGGCCATCTTCTCAACGAAACTGGCGTTAGAACTAGCCAGAGACATAGATTGCCATGAGGTCAAGTTAAGACGCAGCTCGTTAGTTGATGCCTTAACCCTATCCTTACCCCGCCCCTGAGACATGCTATATGCTAGGGTAGAGAAGTCAGCCGGAGTCATGTTGGTCATTTCATCTACCGTGTTAGGTAGGTTGTTCATCACCCCTAACCGCATGATCTTAGCATTGAGAGTGTCACTCCACATAGAACCTAGTCTCTCAGGGTTGCCGTACACACTGTTGCACATATGTAGAATAGTAGTTTTACCAGTACCAGACTTAGTGTTTATTACGTTGATGATTGCCCCGTTCTGCTTTAAGAACTTGAGTAGAGGCGAACCAAACGCAGTCAGCGCAGCAAAGGCATGAAGCTCTAGCCCCGGTCTGCCGTACAGGTTGAATACTTCCTTCCACTTCGCTAGTGTACCTGCGGGTTGTAGCTCAGCGGCTATGTTTGCTGTAGTTGACGAAGGGGGACTGTGGAATATACCGTCACGGGTTATCTCCCGATCCCCAATAATGAACTTGCTATCGTTGTCTGCCCATCCAAATTGTAATCTCATGAGTTCTGCCTTCCTTTTAAATTGTAGTTCTCTGATTGATAGTAGGATGAAATCGGTTAGGTACCCAAACTGCTTCAGGTTAGATACAACGCCAAAGCTAGATAGCACCTTACGAAGTTCATTCTTGTCTGTAACTGCGGTATTAGGTATTACAAACTGCTTAACCCCATCTCGAGGTAAGTGCAGCTTCATTACTACTACGTCCCCCAAGACAGGATCACGCATACGCTTTACTACATACAGGTCATGCTCATATACCCGTATTGGCTCCACTTCTTCATCAGCAGGTGCTAAGTAGATGCCGCCTGACTTACCCCTAAAGTAAGGGCTGGGGTACTTAGGAATCTTATGTACTTCCACTTCTTCCTCTGTATCTTCAGAGGTTACCGTTACATTGTTATCTGCTTCAGTGGCCTCGACTATCTCTTTGCCTAGCTGTATAGGAGTCTTGATCTTCCCCTTATGTGGGCAACCTTCACACCCACCGGGGTTAGACTTGTCAAACTCCGCACAACTATGAGGCCCACCTATGTGCGCTATCTTTTGCTCAGTAGTAATCGGGTCGTAGTCTTGATGCCCTTGTGATAACTTATGAATCGCTTTGTCTTTATCTACACAAAACTTAGCTATGGATAACGCATCAAACCATCGTGGCTCTGATAACGAATCCCTGTTCTCGTAGCAATCAAGTAGCTGTGCACACCCCGTACCATTAGCACTCCGAATCATAATCTTACTGAACTTAGATATGGTGCTGTCCATCATGGACTTAGCCAGTTCGGTTAGTTCGCGCTTAGGGGGTACTTCAGACCTCTCTTGTACTCCAAGTAAGTTCTTTAGCGTTTCAAATTCTATCGGCGGAGCATCGCTAATTATGGCTACTTTCTCAGGCGGTTCATCTTTAAAGTTATAGGTTCCGGGGATTCTAAGCACACGGGCTACTTCAAATACTTTCCCGTCTATGTGGAAGTTATGAATTACGCAAAGTGTTCTTAGTCGTTCTGCTACGGGCTCCCACTCCTCTCTTGTTACGGATTCAGTAAGGGGCCAGTACACATGTATACCCCGTCCCGAATTAACAATCAGTGGCTTTGGTAACCCTATTATCTTGCAGAAACGCTTTAGTTCATTAAGCCCTGTAGTCTGGTCTATGTAACCATCTGGCCTACCAGTTTTGGGGTTGATCTCGGCCTTACTCTCCCCGCAATCAATATCCAACCAAAACGCTTTTAGTGCTTTGACGTTCTCCTTAAGCCTGTTTTTATTAGTTTCAAACTTAGCTACGCCAAAGTACACGTTACGTTTCTGGGCTACAAACTTTGCTACTACTACATCTACTTCCTCCCTTGTCGCTACAAGCTCTTGCCTGACATTGTCCTTACCCTTTATACCAAGCACTGCGAACCATCCATCGGATGGCTGTACAATACTTAGAAGGTCTTTATCTGTCATGGTCAAAAAAAGAGGGAGTTACCCCCTTAGGCTCTCTTGTGGGCTATGAAAACTACTTAGTGAGTGAGGCTAGGAACTGTTTAACTACCGCGACAGCAAGGCTCTGCGGATCAGAAGCCCCAATAAACCAGTTGTAAATAGTCTGTCGGCTAACCCCTAGGCTACTAGCTACTGTAGACACAGGGATGTCCCGCTTGATACACGCCCTACCTAGACGCACACCAAGACGGAACCTATCCGCTTTGCTATTTTGTTGGATAATCCTAGCACTGTAGCCGGTACTCATAGTTATTAGTCCTTGCTCCAATCGTCAACTACATCTGCTAGTGACTGCTTATCCTGCGGGGGTGCTACTACCTTCTTAGCCGGACGCTTAATAGGCTCTTCGATTACTTCGGCATCTTCTTCGTCGGGCTCATCGGAACGGGCTATCTTGGGTTTTTGCTCTATTGCTATTGGCTGCTTAGTTACCTTGTCAGCTTGAGCAACAGTGATCTTAGTATACATCTGAGTCTCGGGTCTAGCTTGGGCTGCTTTAACCAGTGCATATTCTTCATCAGTTATACCTCGTAGTGGCGTAAACATAAGCTCCATTGAGTCTGCGTTCAAGTCATAGCTTATGTTGGTAACTACGTTATCTGGCGATTCGCCATTAGCAATTAGGTATTTTATGTAACTCTCAAAAGGATGCACGTTGCCTGTACCCTTACCGAAGATAGACTTAGCAGGGATGTTGAACTGGTACACATCACCCGGGCCGTCGTTCTCAACTAACACAGAGATACGGCGTTGGAACCTGCAAGCCCTGCTCTTCTCGGTTTCACCAGAGCCAGCTATGTTCATTGGGCAGTCAGCACAGTTAGTATGCTGTTTGTCTGATGCAGCTTCCTCAGGCTTATCACCTAAGTTAGACCAGCAGTTAGGTAGGGTGGCTTCTTTAGCGGGATCAAATTTCTCTTTGTAGAAGATACGGGATACCTTTGGCAGTGCGTACACAATGATTACGTTGATCTCACCACGTATGGCATCGCCAATTTGCTTGCCGTTTACTAGCCGCTTGAACGTACCATTAGTGTTGGTTTGTATACGGCGTGAAGTACTGGCGTTGGTGGCTGATTCAAATGTCTTAGCAAAATCGCTAAGCTCTCTCTTGGTAGAAACACCAGCACCATCTTGTTTAAAAATAGCTATATTGCTCATTTATTGCTCCTTATATTTTATTAGGCTTACGAACTTGTACAGTGTAACTACGGTCTGCTTGCATACCCATAGGGAACGCTTCGGGGTTATGCTCTAGAAACTCTTTCATGTTTGACCCGTGGATTCTTTGTTCTAGTAAGAAAGGTGCATCATGCTCTGATATGAACCGATACATCGAATCCCAATCACTCGTCCAATACCGTGTAGAAATCCTACGAGAGACTGTCCCTACTGGCGTTCTGATACTGTCTAGATTCTGCTCTTTGCATAAGTTCAAGAGGCTTTGCCCAACAATACCAAACTGCTCTTTTAATGTTACTAGCTCTTCTTTATGCTGCGCTTCCTTTTCCTCTATAGCATTACGAATCTTTAGGTATACCTTTACTAGCTTGTTGATATCTACTTCACTATCTAACATTTTAATCTCCTTCTTGTTTTATACCGTAGTAACTATATCACAACCTTTGACAAAGTCAAACACTATCTGATATTTCTTGACGATATAAATCTATTATCTTTGTATGATTTGTTATATTGCCTTGCAGCATCTTGTATAACCTGTTCTCTACTTCACTACCGCGTATATGCACAATAGTCATGGCGTTCTTTTGCCCCGGACGATTGATACGAGCATTAGCTTGTAAGTAAGTTTCTACGCTAGTTACGGGTGCGTACCATATAACAGTGTTAGCCGCAGTTAGCGTAAGACCATGTGACGCAGCTTTAGGTTGTATGATTAGCACATGTGGATCAGGTAACTCTTGGAACTGCTTAATAATTTCACTACGCTTGTTAACTGAAACCTGCCCGTTGATAACCCCACATGATATTTTGTTCTTCTCTAGGAACTCCTTGAACAACTCTATGGTATGAGTGAACGGAACAAACACCAGCACCTTATGGGATGATTCCTCAATCACCTCTAGGATTACCTGTAGCCTATTAGATACATCAAACTCTATTACTTCTTTAGTATCCGAATAGACAGCACCACCAGATATTTGTAGCAGCTTGTTGAGGTTAACAGCGGCGTTAACTGAAGTGACTGATTCGCCATCTGCAGTTAGAGTCATCTGCCTCTTAAGCATGTTGTAGTATTTCTGTTGTTGTGCTGTTAGTGGCGCTTCACGTTCAACGAAGGTTACATCGGGTAGGTCAAGGCACTGATCCTTCTCAAACCTAATGGCTGGCTGTAGCACCTTGTGCACTACCTCCTGTGCCTGTGGCTTAGGAATCCAGCGGAACTGCGAGGCTTTGTACATCACCTGATCTCGGAACTGCCCGTAGTACTTAGGGCATCCTTCAGGGTTAATCAACTTTGCTATGCCGTAAGCATCCAGAGGGGATTGTGCTGCTGGCGTACCCGTTAACATCCACACCCATTTAGCATGAGCACAAACATCCCTTAGTACCTTCCACCTGTTAGTCTGCATATTTTTGTATGCTGAACATTCATCAACTACGACCAGATCAAATGTGCCGTCATCTATGACCTCATCTTTAATAACAGCAAGACCATCAAAGTTGATTACTACAAACTCAGCACCAGCAGCTATTATCTTAGCGCGTGTCTTAGAGTCTCCATAGGCAATAGAACAACTACGGTGCATAGCGAACTTGAACATGTCCACTTGCCAAGCCGATTTCATAATAGACAGGGGGCATAGCACCAGCACACGGCGTATCTCCCCTATGTTTATGAGGTAGTCAGCAGACCAGATAACAGATGCGGTCTTACCCGTACCCTGCTCGTTGAAACAAAACGCCTTTTTGTGTAAGGTTAAGAATGAAGATGTTTCCTTCTGGTGAGCGAATGGAGTAAGCCTACCTGTCCACTTGTAGTCACGCTTGATTGTTGAAGGTACATCCTTAATACGAAGTTTAGCTAGGGCTTGTGCTTCTTCTAACCCCCAGTGTATTGCCACCTCGTATACATCTTCTTCCTGACTTATTACCTTACTCTTCTTAATACTTTCTGTTATTAGATGGGGTCGTTTTGTCCGAACCATTAATATTTTATCGTCTATTATTTTCATTTAACTGAGCGATCTGCTTTCCTTTTGAATGATCTATTGGCACTGGCGGTTTTTACGCTCAGGTTGGAACTATCATTTGACCCGCCCTTGGACAGCGGCTTAACGTGGTCTACATCCTTACCATCACCCTTACTTACGCTACCGGATTTCTCTAGCTTGTTACGTGCAGCGTTACGTTTAGCACGATTCTTCTTCTGTTCTTCCGTTCCTTGATACTGCTCATACTCTTTACTGTACGGTCTAGGCTTATTTACGTAGGGCATTATCTTCTCCTTTGATGTTCACAATGATGTACTGGGCAAAACTTACATAACGGCCCTGATGATGCGTTCCACACTCCTGTTTCTTCAGCAGCAGCAAGACGGTCTAGCTCCGGTTCAAATGTGTTGAAATATGAATCACGAAGCTCAGCGTGGTGCTCCTTGTGTATGAACTCTTTACTTACTACAAATGCTAATGCAGACTTGATCTTCTTAAGCTCTGGGAAGTGGATGAACAGCGCAGCAGCTATAGCATCTAACTGTTTAGTATCCGCATACTTAGCGTTCTTGCTGGTCTTGTAGTCTACAGAAAAAGCCATCTCTCCGTTTATAACCACCAGATCCGCTACGCCTCGCCACCAGACATTGGCATCGAAGAAGCCACAGGGTGCATATCCGTTACCTATCTTCTTTACGCCTAGCTTAAGCTCACAATGTTTATCCCCCGTGATATTCTTCAGTTTATCCAGTACGTCCTTAACGAATGAGAACTTAGGAGGGATAGCTACATCTGACTGCACGTATTCTTCCGCAGCTTTATGTAGTTGCTGCCCGTACAACGTAGCCTCGCTACCTTTATCTTGTATGTCCTTGAGTATCCGTAAGTGGTAATACTTCTTCGGGCATTGCTCAAATGTTTTAAGACTGCTATAAGACCATGAACTCATCGTTGATACCCTTGGGGTTCTGTAGTACTTGTTATCGTGAAATACGGTTTCCTCTAGTATACCCGTCTTGACCGCTTTCTTCAGTAGTGTAGTAACCTTACCTCTACTTACGATAAAATATCTAGCTAGGTGCTTTTGTGAAACCCAGTCTCTTCGTCCAGCTAGGTACAACCTTATCCTTTCACTTGCAGGGTCAACCTCTTTCTTCACCCCTCTCACTTATTAACGCCCCCCTGATTGATAGCCCGTTCTCCCGGTGCTGCCGTAGTTAAAGTAGTTTGTACCCCCATCTGCCTTAGGCACAGCGTAGCCCGTGGGTTGCCCTGAGTTATCCCTAATTATTCTTGTGCTACTCTGGTTGTACGGATTATTGTCATTACTGTACGGGTTGTTATTTGATGTGTACGGATTATTGCTAGATGTGTACGGGTTATTGCTAGATGTGTACGGGTTAGACGTATTGAAGTCAGTGCCATCTGCAAACACCATCCCAGATACAAACGCTATTATAAATGCTAGTAATATCTTCATGTTACCTCCTATTCAGTTATCTATTCAGTTCTATCAACTTATCGAGGTAGTGCCTAGCCTTCTTCAAATCTTCTACGCCGCCTTTGTTCGTCCACCTACTAATATATTTCACTACGTTACCTTCAAAGTAGCCGAGCTTATTGGCAGCTATGTAGTCCCAAGGTTGAATGTCCTTGTCTTTATAATGCGTGCCACTTACTTGTTTATTGTTAGCTTTCATTTATCCTCCTAGTTCTTCTTCGGCTTGTATTTCCCTAATTATCTCTGCATTTTCTTCTGCCTTTATCTCCTCCCGCATTTCTTCGTCTTGCATCTGCTTACGCATTTCATCACGTTCTTTCTCTTGTATCTCCTCAAGCATATCTTCATTTTTCATTTTGCATCTCCCTTTTAAGTTTAATCATAGTGTCTGCTATCTTATATGCAGTCTTCGCACCCTTCATACGTTGCGCTTCTTCGTCATCGCCCCACTTGTAGCCATACTTAATAACTAATGCCATCATTGCCATTGCTGCTAACTCGTCCCTGCTATCACTCATGTGTTCTTCTCCTTCCTTACTGCATCTATCGTTATGCGTAGATCAGCGATGCGTTTCATATATGCCTGTGCTTTCTTATCATTTTGCAACCCAGCGGCAACAAGCGCATTAGTTTGTATAAACTGCAAATCTAGTAAAAACACTTTCATTTGAATTAAGTCATCGTCACTCATGTGTGTTCTTCTCCTTGTCGTATGGTTAGTCGATCTTTTTAAACAAGACAGTATCTAGCAAAACGCAAGGTTCTATATCCTGCCAATCATTCCTGTCTGTCCTGCCCTTTACCTGAATATCTTTTGGCACAAACTCTGTAAATTTTGCACACCATAGTCCGTCTAACGTACAGACCACTAACATGAATGGCAACCCGCTACAGTCAACTAGTTGCTTGGCTGATGACCACTTCCCAATACTTAGTAGATAGCCACCCATATTGCCAATTGATTTCATCGTGTAGTTTCTTGTCTTGATCTCACAAAAACCTATAGCCTTACCATTCCTCTGCACCACGTAATCCAGATGGTATCTGACAGGCATTTTAAACATCTTGCAACCCCATCTCTTTTCAAGAAACGACGAAATATCACCTTCCCTGCTTAGGTCTTCCTTAGTCTCATATGTTGGTCTTGTCATAATATTTCCCCCATAAAGAAATTGACAAGATCCTCATAAGTAACTTTATCTCTGAACTCTAGGGTAAACACGAACCTTTCTCCTTCTAGGTTAGAAACCATATGAGGGGTTTGTGTATTGAATATATAGTATGTCTTGAATTTGTAAACCAACTCTTTCGTATCCGATACTCTAGCTTCTGCATTTGTGGTAAATAGGCAGTGGCTATTCTCATTATGTATCATCATATTAATAGTGCCGTGTCTATTGTCATCTGTGTGCCAGTTATAAACGGTATACGGTTGCATCCTCGTGATACCCGCAGTGAATGGGTATCTTTCCCTCAATGCCGCAAGTTGCTTATCCCTAGCTATTATTTCGTCTGGAACCTGTAGTACGTCAAACCCATAATACTCTACGTATTCACTGCTCTCATCCAAAGCTAGATCATAAAGAGCCCCCCATATGGTTGAACATACCGGAATAGGTGTATACATGCCCAGTTCTTCTCTAGTACTCATTTTGCGTTTCGTGTAAAGCGGCGCGGGGGGAGTTTGCGATGAGAAACACATACATCCGGGCAAAATGCTATGATGAATACCAGTCATTCCCCCGCACTTTGGGCAAGTACTCATGTCATCTCCCTCCAAACAAAATCAATATGTGCCCGTAATTCCTCTACTTCCTCGTGCAGCCTCTCCCGCAACATCTCCTCAGTAACGATACCCTCTTGGTGGTCTGGGTGCGTTTCGCACCGTTCGTTGAAAGTTTTTATGTCTGCGTAGTTCATGTGTTCT